AATGCTTACCACAATCTCGATGCAGAAGTTGAGCTTACAAGCATTCTTTCCGAGCAAATCGCTCTTGAAATCGATCAAGAGATCCTCGAAGACCTCGTTAAGGGCGCATCTGCTGGTACTTACTACTGGAGCCGTTCTCCAGGTCTCTTCGTTAACAAAACAACTGGTGCTGAAGTTGGAGCTTCCGCTGCTGCTCCTGATTTCACCGGTACAGTTAGCGAATGGTACGAGACACTTCTCGAAACCATCAATGACGTAAGTGCTCAGATTCATCGCAAGACACTTCGCGGTGGTGCAAACTTTGTTGTTTGTTCGCCTGAGGTTGCTAACATCCTTGAGTTCACCAGCGGTTTCCGCGCAAGCGTTACTGCTGATCAGGACCGTGGCACAATCGGCGCAGTCCGCGCCGGTAGCTTAAGCAAGAAGTTCGACGTTTATGTTGATCCTTACTTCTTGCGCAACGTTATCCTCGTTGGTCGTAAGGGTAGCTCGTTCCTCGAGAGCGGCTTCGTTTATGCTCCATACGTACCGTTGCAGGTCACTCCCACCATCTTTGGCACCGAGGACTTCGTACCTCGCAAGGGCGTCATGACGCGCTATGCCAAGAAGATGGTACGTCCTGACATGTACGGCCTTGTTGTTGTCCGTGGTCTCCTCGGTGAGTCCGGTGCCTAATAGCGCCCAATAACAAGTAATAGAGAAATCTATTGAGTTGAGCCCCGCCTTGTGCGGGGCTTTTCTTTTTTGAAGAACTATTTAATACATAGCCTGAATGGAGGGTATTCAAAATGGCGGTCAAGAAAAAGAAGATGAGATTTCTGCAAAGACTTGCAGAAAAATTGAACGGATTGATTAGAAGAGCACCTGAGCCGGTTGTGAAAGAGGCGCCTGCTGCTGAGGAGCATGAATGCGAAGAGGAGCCTTGCCCTCATGAAGACGAAGACGAAAAGGAGTAACCGTGGGAAAGAAAAAGCGCAGACTACTTAAAAAGAAATTTGCTACTTTAAGGCAAAACATTGGATTAGAACAATCAAAAGAAAGTTCTACAAACATAGAGGACACCTCATCTGGTATGGAAATTGTCACAACAAAAGACCTAATAGAAGAAAGCAAATCCGATATCATTGTTGTTAAAAACAAAGAACCAGAGAACATAAAAGAGGATTCTCCTACAGTAGTTTTAGAGCCTGAATTGCAGCTACAGCAAGTCGAAACAACTTCGAACAATAAGCCAAATGGCCTCAAGAAGGCCGTAACAAAGAAGCTAACAACTAAAAAAACTACCACGACTAAGAAGACTACAGCTCGTAAACGCCGCACTACCAAAACAAAAACAGACTAGTCAGCCATTTGCCAGCCTCAAATACTAGTTATATTGAATAACTATATTTAGCGAGGGACAATGAATGTCTTTACCTACTCTGACCCCAGTCAGCACGCTCTCTGCAGTAGTGCTGCCTGTGACGGGCACTATATCGAATGTTAATGATGCGCTGCCATATAAGATTTATTCAGACGACACTGCTCCGCTTTATTCTTCCGAATTCTTATCCGGCGCGGTAGATCAAGTATCTTACGTATATAAAAAGCTTGGAGGCGATGTTCTTGATCTAGAGATCACAGAAGGAAATGTTTATGCAGCATATGAAGAAGCTGTATTGGAATATTCTTATCTAATAAACGTCCACCAAGCAACAAACATGCTTTCAGATGCCCTAGGAAGCACAACAGGTAGTTTTGATTCTAAGGGCAATATAATGTCTGGCTCTCTATCTTCCTCTCTGGGAGGCAAACATGTCGCCTTAAAATATCCTAGATTTGATTATGGGATGTCAAGGAGAACCACAGAGGGCGTAAGCGCAGACATCGGACTAAAGAACTCTATACAGTTCTCTGCCAGTGTTAATATTGAAACGGGAAAGCAAGATTATGATCTGCAAGACATAATATCAACCAGTACAGAATTTTCCGGGTCTGTTGGTGATAAAAAGATTCTTGTTAAGAAGGTGTATTATAAGACACCTCACGCCATGTGGCGGTTCTTTGGGTATTATGGTGGCTTAAACGTCGTGGGTAACTTGCATAATTATGGCCAGTTCTCTGATGATTCGACTTTTCAGCTGATTCCAGCTTGGCACAACAAAGCACAAGCCATGGCTTTTGAGGACGCGATATACACAAGGATGTCTCATTTTTCTTATGAGCTGAAGAACAATAAGTTAAGATTGTTCCCGATACCATATACTGGTGGCCCAACAAAGATGTGGGTTGATTTTTCGATCCCTGAGGATGTTTGGGAAGGTGATGATCCTGCGCAAGATGGTGTCAATAACATGAACACTCTTCCGATTGGTAATATACCATTTGTTAGTATCAACGCAATAGGTAAACAGTGGATTCGAAGGTTCGCATTGGCCCTCTGCAAGGAGATTTTGGGCCAAGTAAGGTCCAAGTTCGGGACGGTGCCAATCCCCGGCGAGCAGGTTACTCTAAACGGCCCAGCCCTATTGGCTGAGGCAAAAGATGAGCAACAGAAATTAAGAGAAGAGTTGAAGACCACATTGTCGGAATTAACTTATCTTAAATTATCTGAGAGAGACTCAACAATGTTGGAAAATGCAGAAAAGACAGTCCAGAAGATTCCAAACTATATTTTTGTGGGGTAATATAAATGGCAAGCGACGACAACAGATGGTCACAACCTGCAAGTCCTCCCCCGCCATTATTTACTGGCAAAAAGGAAAAGGACTTTGTAAAGCAGGTTAATGATGAGGTCATTGAAAGAGTAATCGGCCAGACTATAGTATATTATCCAATAAGTCTGGAACATACAAAATTCCATAAGCTTTATGGAGAATCGATCGATAAATCTTTTTTGGACCCAATCAGAGTCTACGCGATGGTTAAATATCAGTCACAAACAACGACTACGACACCTCTAGGTGTTGATAGGGTTGAGAAGATATCTGTTGCCTTCCATAAAAGGAGATTAACAGAAGATCAAGATCTTTTTGTTCGAGAAGGTGATTTTATACAATATGGCGAACACATGTATGAGATTTTAACCCTTGAGGAGCCAAAATGGCTGTTCGGTCAAGTAGAATCAAGTTTTGAAATTGCAGCAACATGCGTAAGAGCTAGAGAGGGCTTGTTCAATGTCAGAAACAGTTGATAAAAAAGTACATTTTGAAGTCTCCACTATAGAAACGATAGATCAGTCTGTTTTAAATTTTGTAGAATCACTCAATTTATCGACTCTTACTAATAAAGGTTTCAAGCCAGTACCAGTTATTTGGGGTACCGCAGAAAGAGCCTTCCAAGTAAAGAGTAACAAGGAGATAAGAGACCAGCAAGGTTTATTAGTGTTGCCTATTATTTCGATACGCAGAACAAACTTTGTTAAATCAAGACAAAGTCCAGGTGTGTTCCAGGGTAATGTTCCGGAGAACCAAGATGACAAAGGCGGCGCTCTAAATATCACGAGAACAATATTCCAACAAAAGACGCTTAAATTTGCTAACGCTGATGCTCTTAGGCTTTATGGTCAGAAAAACTACCCAGGCCCTAATCCAAAGGTTGTATATAGAACCGTTTCGGTTCCTATGCCGGTAAACGTTGAGGTGACTTATGAGATAACCTTAAGAACAGAATACCAGCAGCAAATGAATGACCTGATGACACCTTTTATAACAAAGCCTGGAACCATTAACTTTGTTACTTTGACTGAAAAAGATCATAAATATGAAGGATTTATTCAGCCTGATTTTACTTCTAATGACAACTTAAATGATTTTTCATCCGATGAACGGAAATTTGAGACCAAGATAAGTCTTAAGGTAATAGGTTATATTGTGGGAGAGGGTAAGAACAGAGAAAAGCCCCACTATGCAATAAGAGAGAACGCAGTGGAGATAAAGATACCAAGAGAAAGAATTACTTTAGGAGAGATTCCAGAACATGAATACGGGGCATACTATGGCCTTGCAGGAGTTCCGGAAGAGGTATTAGCTTCTTTGTTGATGTCGCCCTATATCTTGGGTAATGCTCCAGCTGCTAGTTTTTTCAGCACGAGTGGTACTGGCGGAGGCGCCAATGTTTCTGCAAACGTGGTCACAACTGATAATCTGGCATCAGAAATGGCTTCTAGGTTTTCTATAAACGAGGTGCTAAAGGAGGAGGACGAAGCGCTACCAGGTGATAAGAGGACTTTTACAACTATTCATGACATTAGGTCGAACACGGAGACTGTAACTGTTAACGGTGTGATTCAAGCGCTTGGGGCAACAAACGATTATGTGGTGCAAGGCTCAAATCAGATTGTTTTTCAATATGACTTAGATTCAAGCGATGTGGTGCGAATTACTTACATAAAAGGTTGAAAATATTCTTTTGGTGTGATATATTATTAACAGGCTAAAACACTAAAAGGAGCACTAAGCAATGGCCAAAGCAACAAAAAAGAAGCTTCCCGTAAGCGAAAGCACAACAGAAACAACAGAAACAGCAGAAAACACAAATACTTCTCAAACTGGCGAAATCATTGAGGTTGATTGGGAAAACGTACAGCCAGTTTTTGAATTCAAGGCCCGTCTTGAGAATCTTGAGACATATTTCTCAAATATGTGCCTCCAATTCGAGAAAAACAAGGCAAACCTAATGAATCAAATCATTTACGGTCAAGCAGACCTATACTCTATGGCTCAGAAGCTTCAAAATAGTCTAAATATTGATGAAAATCTTACTTACGAACTTAAGCTTCCGGCAAGTTCTGGCGAAAAGGGCTATTTCGTTAGAAAAGAGTAAAACACCTGGCGATATCAATACGGAACTTCTATTTATCTTGTACGTATAAAGATATTGGAGGGTAAATAGATGTCGGATACACAAGATAACATTAAGCTTTTCACAACTAGCGACATTGGTATTGCTGCCTATTTGCAATTACAGGGCTTTAAGCTGGTTACTTGCAAGAGAGCCGAAACGGGCAAGTTTATCTTTCAGTTCGAAGACTCGAATGAAGAATGCAAAATTAAGTCTCTAGAATTTTTAGAGTCTGATTTTTGTAAGTTTGATAATAATGTTAGGAATCTTAAGAAAATTCTTTTTTCATAATGGGAGAAAAACATACACATGAGTATTTTAGATAAATTAAAAGATCTTGTAGAAGCAATGGAAAGTGAATCAAAAAAAGAGACAGAAATAGAGGAAGATCAAATAATATCTTCAGATCCTGAGGACTTAGAAGAAACCCCACTTCACGACGAAGAAAATGAGGAAGTTGAGGCTGATTCACACTATTTAGAGTGTACCGAGGAAGAGTCTCGAGTATTGTTTGAGAAATTTGAGCGAGTTAATAAATCAAAAACTGCAATAGCAGATCTCGTTCTTACTTATGAATCAAGAAAGAGACAGCTACTACAAGAAATCTCTGAAGCAACAAAAGGTTTCTATCAGGAATTAGACTCTCTTCGATTAGAGTACGGAATCCCCTCAGAGGGATATTCAGTTCAGTTACCGACCAGCGAAAGTGAAAAAGTTATTTTTAATAAAGACTAATTTACTAATCTTACCTTACCATTTTATTTAATCACATAATATAACAGTCAGCCTGTGTAAAACAAAAACAGGAGGATTTTAAATGGCAAAAGCAACAGGACAAATAGTCTTTACAGGCATACCTGAGCGACATGCAAGAATTACCATTGATGATGGACAGGGCAACGGCCACAGTCAAGTCACATTTTATATGGGGCAAACTGTTGGTAGTGCATTGGGAGACCAAGCAGCCCTAGGTACATCGAACAATAACAACATCTTTAACGGCAATGCGTCAAAGGTTGTTACAATTTATGGTAATGACACAACCAATGCAAATCATGTTGCTTATTTGTATCTAAATTTTGGAGCAGCGAGCCAAGATGCATCCTTTTTTCAGGATATTTCTACTGGCGGTTCAACACCTGCAGTTCTAGAATTTAAAGACTATGATGGAAACACAGTTAATGTCACATTTGTTAATACGTCCAGCTTTACTGCAGACGTCACAAATGCAACACATTCTCGAAAGGTTTCTTCTGGCGAGTACGAGCTTAACACCTACGGCAGTAGTGGAGCAGGACTTGCGGCAGGGACTTTCACTAATGAGATGCTGTATATTCTACAGCAGGCTAGAACAGATGGAGATATGAGCCTTCATGCTTCTACCTACCTCAGAGTCTTGAGTACCACGTATCTGCAAATTGGTGCAGAATCAAACGGTATCTCAAAGGCTCCTATGATGGTAAGACTAAAGAGAGCATCTGGCTCCTGGTCAAACACAAGTAAGGATGTTTTCTGGAATCACATAACAACAGGTACCGGTGCAGGGTATGTTACTGCAAAGATTAGCGCCCCTGACGAGCCTGTGTATTCGATCCAAAACAACTCAACTGACATACGAATGTATGGACCAGGCAACTCTACATCTGGCTCTGAAACAGCCATGGCCGCATATCTTGCTGATATCATTAATAGCATGCCTATTCAGATAACAGCGGTAGCAAGTGCTGGCACGTTAAGTTTAACTAATGATAATCACGGTACAGCAGGTAACACAACAATAACCTCGGTGAAGTACAGCAGTGATGTTGAGTCATCGAGTACAACTAACCTATCTATAACCAGTTTTTCCGGCGGAGCAGCCGAATCTGGAGGAGGAAACGCAATGGCTAAGCGACTACAAATTTCAGCAAGACAGATTGCCCTTTCAGGGTCAGGTGGTTTGTCGGGTTCGGCGGATGCTAAGTCCGCACTTGTTCTTGACCTTGCCGGTCTTTCGGCCGCATCAATCGCTCAGACTGACGTTCTTGCATTCGCAGATGCAGACTCGAGCAACCTTCCTAAGAAGATCACTTTTAGTGACTTCGAGGACGCAGTCTTCGGAAATGTTTCCGGTGACGCAACAATCGCAGCTGGTGGTGCTCTTACTATCGCCAATGACGCTGTTCAGGACGCTATGTTGAATGACGACGTAGCTGCCGGCCTCGCTGGAGCAGGTCTTGCTGCTTCCAGTGGTGTTATGAGTCTTGATCTTTCTGAATACTCCGATGTTCAGATCGCTTCGGGCGACAAATTGCTTGTTCTTGATTCCGATGGATCAACCGAGCAGTTGGAAAGCATTGACGATATCGCAGCCCTATTCGCAGGTGCTGGTATGACTGCTTCTTCGGCAGTTATGGCTGTTGTCAATGCCACTAATGGTGGTCTTTCTGTTAATGCTAATGACATTAACATTGACCTTAATGATCTTGCTGCAGCTGCAGTTGATGCTTCTGCTGACAGCATCGCTATCATTGATGCAACAGACAACAGCACCAAGAAGGAAAGCATTGCAGACCTAGCTTCTGCCATGGCTTCCGGTACCGGTATTGTTGCTTCTGGTGGACAGTTCGCTGTTGACGGTGTTCTAGAAGACCTCGACAGCCTCGGCGCCGCTTCAGCTGACGGTGAGTTTATCGTTGCTACTGGTGCTGGCGCTTTCGCTTATGAGAGCGGCAACACTGCTCGTACAAGCTTGGGTCTCGGTACTGGCGACAGCCCACAATTTACCGATCTTACTTTGAGCGGTGACCTAACAGTTCAGGGTACGACGACAACTGTTGATTCTACTGTCGTAGCAATCGCCGATAAGGCAATGGTTCTTGCTTCAGGTTCGAACGACAGCCAGATTGCAGCTGCCGGCGGTGCCGGCATCAACATTGCGGGAGAGGGCGGAAGCGAGTTGGCTTCGTTCCTCTATGACGGTGTTGATTCTTGGGATCTTTCCGATCACCTCAACATGGCTTCCGGCCAGGTTGTTAAGTTTGACGGCGCTGATATGCTTTCTGCATCTGGTTCTGCAAAGGTTACCAGCGATGTTGCAGGTAACGGTTTGGCGCACTCTTCTGGTGTTCTCTCGGTTGATGCATCTGAGATTTCCGATGCAGCTGTTGCTTCTGGCGACAAGTTCGTCTTCCATGACGCAACTGATGACACCACTAAGAAGGAAAGCATCGATGATATCGCCACCTTCATGGCTGGTGATGGTCTTGCTGCCTCTAGCGGTGTTCTCTCGATGGACGCTTCTGAGATTTCTGATGCTTCTGTTGCTTCTGGTGACAAGTTTGTCTTCCACGATGCAACTGATGACAGCACCAAGAAGGAAAGCATTGATGATATCGCCACTTTCATGGCTGGTGACGCTCTTGCAGCTTCCAGTGGTGTTCTTGCAGTTCAGGCAAACAGCACTTCTTTCCAGATTGCTTCTGACGAAGTTCAGTTGGCTTCTGGCATTGCTGGTGATGGTTTGGCACTTAGCTCTCACGCACTAGAGCTTGATATATCTGAGTACAGCGACGTTGCAGTTGCTTCGGGCGACAAGTTCTTGATGCTCGACTCTGACGGCAGCACTCATCAGCTTGAAAGCATTGATGACATTTCTAGCTTCCAGGCAGGCGCCGGTCTTGCTGCTTCTAGTGGTGTTCTTGCTGTTGTTAATGCTAGCAACGGTGGTCTTTCGGTTAATGCCGACGATGTCAACTTGGATCTCAATGATCTTGCTGCTGCAGCTGTTGATGTCGGCGCTGACAGTGTTGCTATCATTGACGCTACAGACAACAGCACAAAGAAGGAGAGCATTGCAGACATCATGACCGCAGCTGCTGGTGACGGTCTTAGTGCTTCTAGTGGTGTTCTCGCTGTAGATTTCAACGAAATTTCAGCAGCAGACGTTGACGCATCGGCTGACAGCTTCTTGTTTGTTGATGCTACAGACAACAGCACCAAGAAGGAGAGCTTGGCTGACTACGCTACTGCTATCGCAGGAGACGGTATTGCTGCTTCGAGTGGCGCACTTGAGCTTGACATTTCCGAGTACAGTGATGTTGCGGTTGCCTCTGGCGACAAGTTCTTGATGTTGGATTCTGATGGCAGCACCCATCAGCTTGAGAGCATTGATGATATCTCCAGCTTCCAGGCTGGTGACGGTCTTCAGGTTTCAAGTGGCGTTATGTCGATTCTTTCAATCGAGGACCGCTTCACTGGCTCTGACGTCGCAGTTAGTGGTACTGTTGGTACCCTTTCACAGGCACCTGCTTCTACAGGATCTGTTTTCGTATTCGTCAATGGTATGATGCAGTCGCAGGACTACGATTACGCTCTTGGCGGTACAGGCAACACAACCCTCTCACTCGCTGGTGCAAACAGCCTAGTGGCTGCAGATGAGGTTGTTGTCAAGTACATTAAGGCCTAAAAGAATACTTACCAAAATTTACCTCACACTTCTCACCCAAAATGCCCCGGCTTCGGCCGGGGCTTTCTTTTCTTTTCTTTTATTCTTTTGAAAAAACGTACAACTATTTACTAAAGTAATATTTTACTTTTTACATGAATCCTAATTTTAAGGAAAAGCCTGATTTTAAGGAGATTAGTTAATATGTCTGCAAAGAAATTTAAGTTTGTCTCGCCTGGTGTCTTCTTGAGTGAGATTGATAATAGCCAGCTTCCAGCCATTCGTGATGGTGTCGGACCAGTAATAATAGGTCGCACTAGAAGAGGGCCCGCGATGAAACCAGTAAAGGTATCATCGTTCCAAGAGTTTGTTGAAGTCTTTGGCGAGCCAATCCCTGGTAATGAAGGTCAGGATCCATGGAGAGATGGAAATGGATTATTGGCACCAGCCTATGCGCCCTATGCTGCCCAGGCTTATCTAAAAGCAGACATTGATTCACCAGTAACTGTGATTCGTCTTGCAGGCGTTCAGGGTGATGATGCTTCTGATGCAGGTCAGGCAGGATGGGAAGCCACAAACGCTTTTGGTCTGTTTGTAGGCCAAAGTGGTTCTTCCGGTGGTCCGCTCTCTGCATCACTTGCAGCAATAGTTTATACTAATGATGCAAATTTCGAGTTTGGTGTTAACGGCGCACTCTATTCAGACCCAGCTACTGTTACTTCCTCCTACGCGAAGGCTGCAGGATCCTCAGTACAGGTTCAGCCAGTTTCTACTTCCGGTCACCAGTTTACAATAGCTCTGAAGAATAACAGCTCTCCGGTTAAAACGGTAAACAAGACTGTTTCGTTCCGTAACGGTAAAAATTTCATAAGAGACGTTCTCAATACCAACCCGGTTGCCACAAACAGCAATGTTATTGCTCCTAGTTCTGGCTCTTTGGCGGAAGACTATTGGCTCGGTGAGACATTTGAAGAGGAGTATGAAAGAATAGTTCAAGAAGTTACCACTTCCGGCGGAACTCTGGCTATGTTTGTCTTTGCAGCAAAGCTCAGCGAGTCTATGGAAGACTTCAAGAGCGATAAGCATCAACTTGCTGCAGCTCGATCTGGATGGGTAATCCCGCAGTATAATGGTGCAACAGGTTCTTTTGCTCCCGAGAATCTTGAAAGGCTCTTTAGATTTATTGCAATTCAAGAAGGCGAGCAGGGTATGGATCTGAATATTAAGATTGCAAACATCAAGATTGCCGATCCCGGCAGCCCGTCTTCTTATGGTCGGTTTGATGTTGTTGTCGAACAGCGCCGAGGTGATCGTATATATGTTGTTGACAGTTATGAAAACTTAAACCTTAATCCAAACTCTAACAACTTTATTGCTCGCCGCATCGGTGATCAGTATTTTGAGTGGGACGCAGTAGAGAAGAGAAACAAGGTATACGGCAACTATCCGAACCAGTCTAGTTACATTCGTGTCGAAATGTCTGAGGCTGTCGGTGAAAATGGGCCAACTGACCCAGCCTCAGTGCCTTTCGGTTTCTTTGGGCCTATCGTACCCACTGCTGTAACAGAAACGCTAGACGGTTCTGGTGCTGGCACTCTCGACGGCGCGAGTGAGTGGTTAAACCAGTCTATTAACTTCGGGGCAGCTCACGGGAGCAAAGCGCTGACTTTGAAGTGGCCACAATGTCCCCGCGTTGTGACAGGCTCTAGAAGTGCAGACCTGGCATCCGAATACATCCTCGGAAGTACCGAATATCTAAAGGATGCAAATGGTACGGGCAGTTTCGCAGTTGTTAATAAGGGCATGAAAGACCACTTAAGAAGGGCTAGCTCTTGGAACAGCAGTGCGATTTTGAATGAGCAGATTAGCGGTATTGCTTCCACAGGTGAATATTCATATATCTTTTCGATGGATGAGGTCTTCCTGACCGGCACTACGACAGCTAACGTTGCAGATTTAAGTACATTCCAGCCTACAAGCGTAGCATTTATTAGCGGCTCTCAACGTGCTGGAACGGCTTACACTTCCTTAAGCAACGCTTCTGCATCAGCACTTGCAAGTGTTGTATCTACTTTCTCCATGCCATTAGCGCATGGTTTTGACGGGGTGGATGTCACTGAGGCTGACCCATTCAATATGAGAATAGTAAATGCTGATTCGACAACTAGAACCAGCTACGCACATGCCTCAATTGATAGAGCTATTGAGTTAGTGAGAGACCCAGAGGCAATTGAAATGAACCTTGCAGCCATGCCTGGCATCACAAACGCTTCTCTTACGACGAAATTGATTCAAACTTGTGAAGCTAGAGCAGATGCTCTTGCAATCATTGACCTTCCAGATGTGTATATTCCTCCTCATGAGCAGCGCTGCAGCACATTTAAGGATAGGGTTGATAATACTAACCCAGAAAAGAGTGCAAAAGCACTTAAGGCACGTCAGATCAACTCTTCTTACGGAGCCACATACTATCCTTGGGTAAAGGTCAGAGATACGATTAACTCTAGGGATGTTTGGGCACCACCTTCGGTTATTGCTCTGGGTGTCATGGGTTACACCGAGCAGAGAGATGAAGTTTGGTTTGCTCCTGCTGGCTTCAACCGAGGAGGCCTCAATGAGGGTAATGCCGGATTGCCAGTCCTACAGGCTTCAGAGCAACTGCTTTCTTCTCAAAGAGACACCCTTTATGAGGCGAATATTAATCCAATTGCCTCTTTTGTTTCAGAGGGTTTGGTTGTCTTTGGTCAGAAGACCTTGCAAATGACACCATCGGCTCTGGATCGTATCAATGTTCGACGTTTGTTGATTTTCGTTAAGAAAGAGGTATCGAGAATTGCCAGTGGCTTGTTGTTCGACCAGAACTTGCCGGCCACATGGAACCGATTCACTGGCCAAGTCGTTCCTTTCCTCGAGAGTGTAAAGACTCGCCTTGGTTTGGCTGACTTTAAAGTGGTGCTCGATAGAACCACGACAACTCCGGATCTTATCGACAGAAACATTATGTACGCAAAGATTTTCTTGAAGCCAGCGCGCGCTATCGAGTTTATCGCAGTAGATTTTGTTATAACTCGCTCCGGAGCCTCTTTTGAGGACTAAAAAAACGTAGAGAATAATATATATTAATAGGAGACTTAAATAATGGCATTTTGGAGTGAAAAAACAGTCGAGCCAAAGAGAAAGTTTAGGTGGCTTCTTTATTGGTCTGGCGTACCACAGTTTGTAGTCAAGAGTGTGAAGAAGCCGGCTTACAAGGTCGCAACAACACCACATCAGTTCTTAAACTACGAGTTTTATTATCCAGGCCGCGTTACATGGGACGAGGTACAGATTAAGATTGTTGATCCTGTTGATCCCGATTCAACAAAGAGCCTTTACAAGATCCTAGAGAATTCTGGGTATGTCATCCCAAGTGAGTATTCAGAGGCAGCAGCTGCTACAATCTCCAAGCAAGGCATGGTTGATGCTCTAGGAACAGAGATAAAGCTCTCTCAGCTCTCTGCAGATGGAACAACCCCTATTGAGACTTGGGTAATAAAAAACCCCTTAATAACTGCCGCAACTTTTGATACACTAGATTATAGTTCCGATGAATTGTTGAACATTGATGTCACCATCAAATATGACTACGCAACTTTAGAGGGACGCACAGCTACTGGCAACTACGCTGGCTCGACACTTTGGACCTTCAACAGCCAAGCTGGAGCTGGTTTTAACCCAGAGGGTTAATAATACAGAGTTTTAGTTTATTTAAAGAGGAAGCATGGGAAGAAATACCAACCGCAATAGAGTACCTAGACAAAAAGAACCAATTAACACCACCCCAACACCGGTTTTACCGGAAGTTCCGCAAGAAAGGCCCAATCCATTTGGGCTTTCCTTTGCAGTCGCAACAGAAATAGTTTATTTGCCTAGTGGCGGCAATTTCTATAGTGAAAACAGTCCCCTAAAAGGTGTTGAGACTATCGAACTTAAGGCGATGACTGCTAAAGAAGAGGATATCATGATAAATGATAGCTATCTCGAGCAAGGTATTGTGTTTGATAAGTTAATTGACTCTCTTTTGATCACACCAGGTGTTAAAGCTTCAGACTTTATTGATTGTGATAAGGTTGCCTTATTGACTGCAGCTAGAAAAACAGGATATGGCGACGAGCTAACAATCATCCACAACTGTGGAGAGTGTGGTCACACCGGAGAAGTTGATATTAGTTTATCTGATATGTTGGACAAGGCAAAAACAGAAAAATTCACTATAGAAGATGGAGATGACTGGACATTTGATAAGACAAGCGGAACGCTATCTTTTGAGTTGCCTGTCACAAAGCTTAATGTTGTGATCCGAATCTTAAACAATGAAGATTTTGCTTATTTGGCCAAATCAAAAGAACAAAAGCAAAAATTATCTTTGCCCCATAGTGACACAATAGAATTCTTAAGAAGAGTCCTCGTCTCAGCCAACGGAGAGACAGACCCTTCAGATTTAGCAAAATTAACAGAAGTTCTACCTTCTGCAGATGCAAGAAAAATAAAGATAGTCCATAACACCAACATTCCAGTCTTTGATACGAGCCAAGAAGTTGCTTGTTCTGAATGTTCTGCCACAGCGGAAAAGGAGGTGCCCTTTTCTGTGGGCTGGTTTTGGACTAACTAAAGAATATGTTGAGAAATCTACTTACGAATCAATCTTCATACTTATGAAGCATGCAAACTGGTCTTTCACAGAGGCTTATAGTTTGCCAGTTCGCCTACGAGAATGGTTTGTCGAGCGCTTAGTGCGAGACTTTGAACAGAAACCAGAATAATAAAACTCTTTTCTTGCCTATTTATTCTATATGAGAGATCATAAGGGAATCCACAGTATATGGGATTAGAAATAAACGAGATTGTTCAAGCCGTCCGGGATGCAGATGAGGGCGAACTTCGACGCCTGCGAGAAGTGTTCAGGCAGCGCGGCATTGACCTAGGCGCCGGCAGGGATGATGATAGACCGGGAGAGGTCCGTCAAGCTATAGGCAAAAGTGTAACAAATATCGCAGAAGCAATAGAGGAAGCACTCAGGCCGACGGAACGGATCAATAAGCAATTTGATTCCTTGATACAAAGGACGCAAGAACTCACAAAGGCAACTCAGAACTATCTCCAACAGGGTTTCACCGGCCAGATGTTTGATTTTTCAAAGGCCATCGATGCGGCAAATAGGGCAAGCATCTTGTTCAATGGTAATGCTAAAGCTGGAGCCAGGATCAATCAAGATTGGGCAGCATCGACAAAAGTTTTGGCTTTTACGAATGAAAACTTTCAAGAATCATTGATGAAACAATCAGTTGTTCTTGATCGAGCAGGATTCAATATAGGGGAATTTGCAAAAATCGTTGACTCTGCAGCCTTAGCTTTCAACAGCAATGAGCAAGAGATAGACGCGCTCACTTCTACTCTTATCAATGTCCAGAGGGAGATACCAGTCTCGGGAAGGGAGCTGGCGCAAAACTTTCGTAGAGCCCAGCAGGATTTTGCTTATTCTGCAGATCAGATGATGGATAATTTTATTGGTCTGCAAAAGATGTCGACAACCACTGGAATCAGCTTCGGCGCTTTAACGAATGTCTTTGGTCAAAATCTTGATACCTTTAGGGGATCAGCCCAAATGGCAGGTCAATTAAACCAGATTTTGGGTAAGTCTGCATTCAACAGCATGGAGTTGTTGACCATGACAGAGACAGAGCGCGCCACTCGAGTACGCTCAGCGATCATGGAATCTGGTCGCAGTATTGAAGATATGGGTAAGTTCGAGATTTTGGCACTTCAAAAGTCTCTTGGGTTCGGAAGTGTAGAAGAAACAAGAAGATTCCTCAGAGGGGACCTTGCCCTCGACGAAAGGGGCGCCATGGCAAGAATCGAAGCTGCGGATCCCAACACGATCAAATCTAGACAACTCGGCGATACCATGGATTTTTTGATAAATACCATCAATAAAACCAGAACACCACTAGAGACAATGCAGCTGCAGATGCTTAGATTAGGTGTCGAGATGGAGGAGAAAACACTTGAAGGTTTAAATAAATTTACTAAAGGATTATCCGAAGCAGGAGCTTCTATTCCTACGATAGTTATGGCACAAGCTGCTAAAGCTACCGGCCAGGTTGCAATGGATGATCAGGGAAGGCCAATTATTGAACGTGTGAATATTGCTGGCGTCTTGACCAAGACAAATAACATGATCTCGAGTATAGACAAGTTTGTTAGAGACAACGTTACGAAAATGGATTCTACTATCGCTGCCGCAGCCGGCGCGGCGATAGCCAAGGGGATGCAAGAGAACATTGGAAAGATCACAGTTACTCAACAAGTTCTTGGGTCTATTACTGACGCGATAACTAATGCTTTCGGAGGAATGACCATTAAAATAATCGACGGCAAGGGCGAAATAACAATCGGACCACAGTAATGTTTGGAGGATAAAAACATGAGTTTTACAAATTTTAATGATGTTGCAAAGAGTAAAAATCAAGAAGTAGTTTTAACTCATGTTGCAACAAACACAACTGTAGCATTTCCTGCTTTTTTAACAGAATACAGAGATACTTATCAGGTCGGTTGGGGTAGTGAGAAGATCTTCGGAAGAAATGATCCTATCAAACCATACCAGGATACGACTCGTCGCTTATCAGTGGCATTTGACGTTTTGTCTCCAAATTTTACTAGTGCTATAGAGAATTTGGAAAAGTTTCAAACACTTGTAAGGATGATGTATCCCGTATATAGTGCTCCGCTTGATGGCTCTGGCGGATCCGTAGGGAGAACAATCAAAGCCCCACCTTTGCTAAGAGTCAAATTTGTGAATATGATCCAGTCAGCCGGCGCTGCTGGCGGCGCTTTACTTGGTTGTATAGAAGGGGTCAATTTTGAACCAGATAAAGAAATGGGATATTTTGTAGAAAGATCTGGAGAATTGTACCCTAAAAAGTTTAACATTAGTTTTAATTTTGTGCCTCAACATGAATCTCCGTTGGGCTGGGATGCAGAAACAACCGAATTTTTGACTAAAGAATTCCCTTATTCGACCGGTCGAGTTTCAACATCTGTAACAAACCAGGGAGGAGATAATGCCAGGCTTAACTCAGCAAATATTGATAGATTACTAACAGACTAATACAGGAACAAGACTATGACCAGTAGAAATACATACAGATTTACTGAAATCATTGATAAATTTCATAGAAATACCGTTCACGATAGACGATTCATAGAAACTACTAAAATTTTATCAAGAATGCCATCAGGAGACCCAACAGAGGAGGAACTGAGGCAAAACCTCACTTCGATTCAAAGAATTTATTCGACTGGAGATAAACTTTACAAGTTTGCCTATGAATATTATGGAAATGTTGATTATTGGTGGATTATTGCGTGGTATAATAACAAGCCAACTGATGCGCATTTCAAAATTGGAGATATTGTTTACATTCCAAAAGAGTTAGACGTAGCATTGAGAATAGCCACAAGAGAAAGATAGAATGTCAGTTAAAGAAAAATCAGAATTTATTTTAAACCATTTCCACCCGCAGGCTTTTCTTATGTTTCTGCATTTTTCGGGAGGCGGATTGGGCTTCGGAGAAAGAGCTTCAACAGAGGGGGCGTCTTCAGGTTTAAAGTCAAGCGATTTGTCTCCTGGCGGTGACGCTACTTCTATCCATAGGCTGGTTGGCAGCTATCGTCCAGAGTCAGTTATGTCTAAAATATACAACTCAAGGGACTCTGCAGGTGAAAAGCTTATAAAAGCACATTTTTTTAATCTTGAGACTCACAAGATTACTGCATTGGTACCAGAAATAAGGTTTTTTTTGGTGCAGGACGACATATATACTCCTTTCTTTTTTCCTATATCTTCTTTGGGTGACGAAGCAGCGACACTACAGGGGCGTAGCCGACTCAAGGCTTCGGGAGTGAAAACTTTTTCTGTTGATTTCCTGGGTACAGATCCATTTACAGCCCCAAGGTTTTTGAAAGCGGATTTACAACTATATGTGGATAACTTGGCTAATATATTTGATAAACAGCCTGGTTATGCAAGATTAGCTGATTTATTTACGATTTCTATTGCCAGGAGCGCACAAAAAAAGGAAGTTAATGGAGCAACAGTTACGTCTGGTGATTTGGAGCGGCCTATTGAAGTAGCAGCTACTTTAGGGTACAGCATCCCTCCTTCAAGTTTGAGTTTGTTCACACAAGAGGAAATAAGGGAGATCCAAAGTTCAAATTTGGCCCTTCGCATGAACGTTATAAAGCACGACATCAAGGTCAAACAAGATGGATCTGCAGAGATAAATATAGAATATACAGCTAGAATAAATAATACAGCCAGAGATAAAATATTTAGCTCAACAGACACTCCGACTGATTTATTGAAAAGGGCAAATATAAGGCAACTTTTCTCCTCAGAGGGTAAAAACACAGACTCTCTAGACAAGAAAGATAAGCCAGAGACTCCAGGGTCTTCAAGGAGGAGCCAAATACAAAAGGCGCTAGAAATAAGAAAGATAATGGAAATTCTAGAGTCTAAAAACAAAATACATTCTTTGGTGACAAAGACTTCCGATAATGATCTGAAGATGCTAGAATACACTGTCATGGGTGACACTACGGCAACGGCGCCCACAGAAGCATCAACTAGTTTGACAGGAAAGTCGCAAGAACCCCCAAAGGACCAGATCGAAAATGAAAACCGAAAATCCGAAGAATTAACTAAAATGATAAACGATCTGGATAATTCAAACAGGACAATAAACTATGTTTTGTTCGGGGATCTGATAGAGGCATTCTTTTTAAAGACAAAAGAGTCTCTCAAAGAGTCGGCGCAATTGCTAAAAAAGTTACCATTGATCCCTAAAGACATCCAAGACAGAGATCAACAATTTAGAAAAGCTCTCGCCACCTCCTTAAAAGTCACAGAGAACGAGTTTAAGGATCTGTTAGCTATTTCGAAAAAATCAGAGGATGAAAAAAACAAAATAATAGCGGTCATAAATGGAGCAATAAAGAAGCTGACAACTTTTAAAGTGTTCATGGCGGATATTGAATATAAGCACCACACCTCATCAGGGGATGAGGAAATGGCAAGAATAAATATAGCCGATATACCAGTGTCATTGGAACTATACCAGGAATTCATGTATGACAAAATCATTAACTCGTATAGGAACACTTATACGGTACCACAGTTTTTAAATGACTGTATTTCGACTCTATTGCCAAACGCTTTCGGTAGAGCATGGTCTAATGTAGGAATAGCGCCTCAAATTATATCAGCGCCCCCAAGCTTTGTATCTGCGACATACACTGGTCCACAACTTAGGAGCGCCATAGCAAAGAGTGCAGATCTTGATCCAGAAGCAGTACCCAGCCCTCAGAAAGACTTTAGAGCTTTAGGGATAACAGACGAAAATGATTATTTTGTCATTTTTCAAAAAGTTGATAGAGAATTAGCCTCTGATCGTGCCGGCAATGAAGATAAGGATTCTAGAGACGGTATTTATCATTTCTTATTGGGAAAGAATCGAGGATTAATAAAAGAAATAAATTTTAGTAGATTTGATGTACCTTTTGCACAAGAGCAGTTAATGACAAATCAAGTCGGATTGTATGATGAACTTAAAATGCCATACCAGGCTAGCATCTCTATGATTGGAAACAATTTGTTTTTTCCGGGGAGTCAAATATTTATAAACCCCAATAATATTGGATTTGGTTCGCCCACTGACACTGACTCCCCGGCCTTCAAGATAGGTTTGGGCGGGTATTATTCAGTACTAGGAGTGAAAACCACGTTTTCCAATGGTGTGCTGAGCACGGATCTTGATTGCTCCTTTGGCGCACCAGTTGGGGATCAATTGGGCCTATCAGGAGTCGAGATGTCTCCAAGGACTATCGACTTTATAAACAAGGTAAGACCTAGTAATGACGCAATCCCAGGCGACCCTGCTCCCTTGTCTACGGATTTGCCCAACGTATCTCAAGTTAATTATGTCAACCAACTGGAAAGCTTGACCGATCCCCTCACTGGTGAAAGAGTTATGGACAGTACCCTTGCGAGACAGATTTCCAATGACTATATTCTAAATCAAGAAACGACTAGATCTTCCATCCCAGGAGTTATTGACAAGAGTAAAAATATCAATTCAGGAGCCGTTAGGTACAACCTAGTAAGAGGAGAGATAGTTGAGATTGACGATTCGAGGCCACAAGATAAGGCAGTAGTTCTAGTTATAGGTAGAGATGTTACGGGGAGATTAAGAGGACGTGGCTGAAAAAATAACATTTTTAGGCGGTTCTACTTCTACGCTTAAAGCAGAGTTTAGTGAGAGGCTTAAATATAAGACTCTGGTTGATTTTCCTGGGATGATCGACACGTTATACAACAATTTCTCATATGGCCTGATCAACAAGAACTATGAGCCAGTTTATTTGATTGACGACCCCGATGTTATGATTTCAATCGGAGATATAGCTAGTGATGTTAGATGTCTTGGGTTTGTTGCGAAGGCATTCAATGCCTTTAGAAACGACTATACCACGCGCATTGAGAACACTACAAGAGGGTATCCACCCTTTTTGGATGGTGTAGTGCCGGTTTTGGGATATGAGCCCTTAGAGCCGCTATATGGCGATTATTTGACCTATGTTTCTATCAAGTATTCTTCTCTATTGCAGAATGACCGCACCGTTAATGACTACAGATGCTATTTGATTGCTTTAAAGCAATTATTGAAAACCCACATTAACGCATTCCCGGTAACGAGGAGCGGATTCATACTTTCGAGACACAATAATATTAGAACTTCTGGATTGTCCGTAGAACTATCGAATTTGGATTACAATAGTGATTTCGAGAAAGGTGAAATAATACAAAGCCCTAATTTCCAATGTTTTTTGGACTATGCTTCTTCTAACGGTTTTTTTGTCGACAAATATAGCCCTTGGAGATTGCACGCCAATTTGGAGCACCCAACAATAAAAACTAGAATTCGGAAGGCTGGAGCAGCTTTGGATGAGAATGCGGCACCTTATGATGTAGAAAAAATCATGGATTCAATATATCGCCTCAAATCTCACGATGATGATTTATATGATTTGCAGGACTTTGTCATAAAAACGTACAACGATATAAAGAAACAAGTTCCATTCTTCACAGAAATACGCTATAATAATAGAAGCTCCTCAACTGAGATCAGTAATGTGTTCCGACCAGAGATTGAGATGCTCTCTTCTGAGGAATGGTTGAGCCTTTTACTTATGGTCCGCATGATGGAGCTTGGAAAATATTCAGATGAAGCTTTCAGACAAAATGAAGAAATTGTCTTGCAAAACTATAGGATCTATGGTATAAAACAAGCTACAGGTAAGATCGGGCAGATATCTGCGGAAATAATAAAGAGTATATATGAATCAAGAAGAGAGAATAATCCAAGCACTTAATATCGAAAACAATTGTGTAGGTATTTTCACAGAAGGTCAGGTTTACTTTGAGGGTTTTTCGCAGATATTGAAAGAATCAAGTTTTGCCTGGAAACATTCGCCTATTCTACAAGAAGACGCTAAATATACTTATTTAAGCCTTTATTTGCGATCGGAATCCCTAGAAGGATACTCTAGTGATCCAATATACATGAAAAGCGTTGCAGAAGCGATAGAATCGCAGAAAAAAGCAGCTTTGACAGCTAAAATAGACCTTGCTTCTCTGTGTTTCTATGATTTGTTGCCTGATCATCTTTTAAACAGGTGGCTCACTTTGAGAGAGTCAGCGATGAAGGGTATTTCCAAAGAGATAGATAGGCCATCAGACTATGATATTTTGCACAAAATACACGTCCTAACATCAGAAATAGCAAACCAGGATATCGAAGTCTCTGGAAATGACGAGAGGGTGATGTACGATATGTTCTCCTCTGCCACTGGAAGACTTGCAACAAAAAAAGGATCATTTCCCGTATTAAATTTACATAAAAACGAAAGATCAAACATAAAGCCTAAAAATGATTTATATCTGGAGCTAGATTTAAATGGCGCTGAAATTAGAACACTGTTAGCGTTTTCTGGTGTTGAGCAACCCAAAGAAGATATACACTCTTGGAACACGAAACAGATAGAGCCTTGGATTTCCAGAGAACAGGCAAAAGAGCAGTTTTTTGCCTGGCTGTATAACCCAAAGTCAGAGCATGAGGTTTATGATAGAATCTATAATAAAAAAGCATATTTAGAACATTTTGTAAACGATTCCATACAAACTCCATTTGGCAGAAGGTTGCCTGTAGACGAAAGAAGAGCATTAAATTATTTGCTTCAATCAACAACTAGTGATATAGTATTGAGTAACGCTTACGATATAATGAAACTTTTAAGAGGAAAAAGAAGCTTTATTGCCTTTACGATGCATGACTCTGTTGTTCTTGATTTTGCTAGAGAAGATTCCTGTCTCGTAGAAGAGATAAAGAATATTTTTGAAACAAATCTTTTTGGCAGGTTCTTATCTAACGTGAGTATTGGAAAGAATTTTGGAGAAATGAGGAAGGTAACAATTTGAAGAATATTTTGGCTCTCGGTAACGCAGCATGCAACATTGTGACCTCTTTAGAAAAGTATGAACAATACAACATCTATAGAATCAAAAATAATGGTGAAAATTCTAAAAACACTTATATTGTTCCAGAGCTAGACTCAGCAGAACAATATGAAAACTTAAATTTACTGAGTAAGATCAAGTTTCTTGGCAAAATTAAGGAAGAAGTCACCTTTTTTGTCTGCGGAGCCTCAAAGACCTCAGCTATGAGCCTAAAGATTTTAGAGTCTCTTCACAAGAAGGGAACAAGCATAAGGGTAGTCTATTTTCAGCCGGTTCTTGATTTTCTTTCAGATGAGCAGCTTTTGCAAGAAAAGGTTGTAAAAGCTGTCCTACAGGAATATGCGCGTTCTGGCTTATTCAGGGATATTACCGTTGTAGATAACAAGACCCTTCAAGATCTTTTAGGAGATGATGCAAACATTTACGAATTTTATAGTCAGATAAATTCTATCTTTTGTGACAGCTATCACATGATTGAGCTTTTCAAAAACACAAAACCAGTGATGTCAACCTTCTCAAAGATAAGGGAATCTTGTAGAATAAGAACCATTGGTGTCAGCAGCATCAATTGTGAAGATAGGATGTTTTCTCCTTTTAAGCAAGAAGTGGAGGTGTTATACTACCTTGGTATTAATGAGGAAAAACTAAAGACACAAGGTAGTCTACTTAGGGATTTGACCACTAGCGTCAAGGCCCGAATAGCAGACGAAAGAAAAGCCTATTTTGGCATCTATTCGACACAATACGAAAACGACTACATTTATGTCGAATATTTTTCTCCAAAAATACAGTTGACAGAACAATAAAAATATAGTAGTATTACAACAGTTGGTCAGGATATTTGCTGACCTGCTATAGCCGAGAGTGCAAAAAAACAACAATAACCATAGGAGGTATTAAATATGGCACTTAATTTAGACGCAATGCGAGCAAAGCTCGATAAGTTGAATGGAAAGGGTGACAGCACCAAGAATCAGTTTTGGCGCCCAGAAGACGGAGAGAATAATGTCAGGATCGTTTCGACTCCCGACGGCGACCCCTTCAAGGAGAGGTTTTTCCACTATAACGTTGGCACATCTGGCTTCTTATGCCCCAAGAGGAACTTTGGAGATGACTGCCCGGTTTGTAACTTTGCAAACCAGCTTTGGAACGAGGGAACTGAAGAGAGTAAGCGCCAGGCCAAGGATCTTTTCGCAAAGCAGCGTTTCTTTTCCCCTGTTTTGGTCAGAGGAGAAGAGGACCAGGGGATTCGTATTTGGGGATATGGTAAGATGGCATATGAAAAGCTTCTGACTATCGTGCTCGACCCGGACTACGGAGACATCACAGATCCAGAAAATGGAAACGACTTGAAGCTGATGTATGGGAAATTGCCTGGAGCCAGCTTCCCACGAACAGATATCCGACCGCGCCCCCGAAAGACCATTCTTTGTGATGATGCAGTCGGTGGAGATGAGCGTTGTGCAGAACTTCTCGAGACTATTCCGGATTTTGATTCCCTTTTCGAAAGAAAGGCAACAGAGGAGGTCCAGTCTATTCTGGATCAGTTTCTGTCAGGCGAAACCGGAAATACGGAAGTCGAAAAGTATGGAAAACCAACAGAAATTGAAGGATCCGCAAATGCTGTCGAAGCAGCTTTTAACGATCTTTTGAACTCATAGGAGCAAGAACGGTGGCTAGAGCAAAAACAAAAACTACAAAATTGGGTAAAGGCTCTCTTGATATTGCTGCCGTTCGCGGTATTATCAATAAGAAAGCAGGAAGAGAAGTAGCACACTCTCTTCAAGATAATAACCCAACTGAAGTCACTGAATGGATCCCTACGGGGTCCAGGTGGTTAGATTCAATCATCTGCAAGGGTAAACTAGCGGGTGTTCCAGTCGGCAAGATCTCAGAGATTGCCGGCCTGGAAGCAACTGGTAAGTCATTTATGGCAGCACAGATTGCTGGCAATGCCCAAAAGATGGGGATCGATGTTGTTTATTTCGATTCAGAATCTGCTCTGGACCCTAGTTTTCTGGAGAGAGCAGGATGTGATCTCGAGAGGCTCATGTATGTTCAAGCGGAGTCAGTAGAGTTTGTATTAGAGACTATGGAAGAGCTTTTGAGCACCGGTAACAAGTGGTTGTTTATTTGGGACTCTTTAGCGCTAACGCCTTCCATTTCAGATGTTGAGGGTGACTTTAACCCTCAGTCTTCTATGGCCGTAAAGCCAAGAATTCTGTCGAAGGGTATGGCCAAGTTGACTATCCCTATTGCAGATGCTAATGCAACGTTGCTGGTTCTTAATCAGTTGAAGACAAACATGGCAGCTCGAACCCCTGCAGAGGCTATGACTACACCTTATTTCACTCCGGGTGGCAAGGCAATGTCATATGCCTACTCTCTCCGAGTTTGGCTTACTGCTCGAAAGGCAAAGGCCTCTTTTATTACCGATGAAAACGGATATCGTATTGGCTCTGAGGTCAAGGTAAAGCTTGAGAAGTCTCGTTTTGGTACAGCCGGCAGAACCTGTAACTTCAAGATTCTTTGGGGTGATGAAGATATCGGCGTTCAAGATGAGGAGAGTTGGTTTGATGCAATTCAAGTTTCTGAGAGACTGAAGCAATCTGGAGCATGGTTTGCTCTGGTAAAGGATGATGGCTCAGAAGAAAAGTTCCAGCGAAAGCAGTGGGCAGAAAAGCTTCAAAAGGAAGATTTTCGTAAAAGCGTCTTGACAATCATGGACGAGGATGTTATTCTGAAATTCAAGAATAGACAAGGCAACGCTACTGATTTTTACGATTCGGAAGATCTCTCCGAAGAGATTCAGTAGCCCTACCAGGCCCGCCTATCTGGCGGGCCATTCATTTGGAGAATAAAACATGAAGAGAGTAATGATTGTAGATGCGTTCAATCAGTTTCTGCGAGGTTATATCGTAGATCCTAGCAAGAATCCGAACGGAAACCCCATTGGAGGAATGCGTACCTTTATTAACATCCTGAACAAGATCACTCGGGAAACAAAACCAGATATGATTGTGGTGGTTTGGGATGGACAAGGCGGATCACGAAAGCGCAGATCCATGAACAAGAATTATAAGGCTGGCAGAAAGCCTCTAAGGGTCAATTGGGATTCTGATGGGATGACGCCACAAGACACAGATAACAACAAACTTTGGCAGCAACTCAGAGTGATAGAGTATCTCAATCATACGCCAATCATTCAGTTCATGGAACCAGAGGTAGAAGCAGATGATGTGATATCTTACATTAAATCTTCTTCAACATTTCAGGAATGGCAAAAGGTTATTGTTTCAGCCGACAAAGATTTCATTCAATTGTTGGATGACAGGACACTCTTGTTTAGGCCAATTCAAAAAGAGGTGTTAAATACGAACATCGTTATCGAGAAGTATGGTATTCATCCTAGGAATTTTGCTCTGGCTCGAGCTATGGCAGGTGACCCAAGCGACAATCTTGCAGGTGTGCCTAGAGTAGGATTGGGCACCGTTGCAAAACGATTCCCTTTCTTAAAAGAAGATAAGGATTATTACATATCTGATATTCTGGACGAATCATCTGATTCCAACAATAATAAACTAAAGGTATATCAAAATGTGCTGGAATCTGAAGAAATAATCAAGGAAAACTATGATATTATGCAACTTTCTTCACCACAAATGTCTATCCAGTGTAAAACCAGGATAGATCAAACTCTTGAAGAGTATCAGCCACATTATAACCAAACTGAAGTGAGAAAATTGATGCTGCAAGATGGTGTGTTAACAGTGAATATGTCAGACCTAGAGCAAAAATTTAATGACATTATCACTTCCTTTTCAGATTAAAATCTGATATAGTACCTAAATAAATAAACCAAGGGAGATCATGGAACCTACAACAGTCAGTTTTTCAAAATTTGGAAAATCTTTTCAGGAAGATTTGTGTCATCTTGTCTTAAATGATAGGCCATTTGCTGATCAGATGTTTGAGGTTCTAGACGTCAACTTCCTTGAGTTGAAGCATCTTAGAGTTTTCGTCAAAAAGATCAAGGAGTATAGAAAGAAGTATGGAGTCCACCCTACATCTAATATTATGCATTCCATCATACGAACAGGTTTGGATGCAGAACCAGAATCAATCAAGGTGCGAATCAGGGAGTATTATGCAAGGGTTCTGGCAAAAGGCCACATCCCAAACTCTTCTGAATATATCAAAGATACTGCGCTTGATTTCTGTAAAAAGCAAAAATTAAAAGAAGCACTTATCAAATCAGTTGATCTCATTAAGTCTTCATCTTTTGATGAAGTGTCTAAAATTATTGACGGGGCTTTAAAGCTGGGTTCTGATAACTCTTTTGGGTATGAATATATTGCGGACTTTGAAAAGAGGTTTGAAATCCGTGCTCGAGATCCGATTTCAACTGGATGGCAACAGATTGACGACATTTCAAAGGGCGGCTTGGGAAAGGGCGAGTTAGGTGTCGTTGTTGCACCTACTGGTGCCGGCAAGTCAATGGTTTTGGTTCATTTGGGCGCCCAAGCACTTAAGCAAGGCAAGAACGTACTGCACTATACGCTAGAGCTAGCAGACACTATTGTGGCCAGTAGATACGATTCATCTATAACAGGTGTTGAATTAAAGAATCTAGCGGTTTTTAAAGAAAAGATTTATGATGAAATCAAAGATTTGACAGGAAAATTGATCGTAAAGGAATATCCAACTAGGTCCGCAACGATTCAGACAATTAGAAATCATATCGATAAGTTACGAAGAAGAGATTTCACGCCCGACATGATAATCATAGATTATGGAGATTTGATTAAGCCAGAATCTTCGAATAAGACAGAAAAAAGGCACCAACTAGAGACTATTTACGAAGAGTTGCGAGGCTTAGCACAAGAATGTGGTTGCCCTGTGTGGACCGCATCACAAACGAATAGGTCTGGGTTGAATGCCGAAGTAATAACAATGGAATCGATATCAGAGGCGTTCAATAAGTGTTTTGTCGCAGACTTTATTTTTACTGTTTCAAGAACGATTGAGGATAAGAATACCAATCAGGGTCGCATCTTTCTTGCTAAAAACAGGAATGGGCCCGACGGTTTAATATTTCCTATTTTTATGGATACGAGCAATGTAAAAATAAAAGTCCTAAATAAGACAAACGAGTCTATAGGTGAGATAGTGGAAAGGTCCTCTAAAGAGAGGTTAGACAATTTGAAGCAAAAATACGCAGTCTTTAAAAAGAGTAGTAAAGAAGGAAACGGAGGAAATTAGAATGGAATTATCAAATAGAATTTTATCAGAGATCACTGTGCATATGAAGTATGCTAGATATCTAGAGGATAAGCAACGCAGGGAAACTTGGGCTGAGCTTGTAACTAGGAATATGAACATGCACCTTAAGAAGTTTCCGAACATGGAACTTCAGATTAGAAAAGCTTATAAAATGGTATTTGATAAGAAGGTTCTTCCTTCTATGCGCTCGATGCAATTTGGTGGCAAGCCCATCGAAGTTGCACCAAACCGTATCTTTAACTGTGCTTTTATGCCTGCTGATGACTGGCGCTGCTTTGGTGAAGCTATGTTTTTGCTTCTTGGCGGAACAGGAGTGGGATATTCAGTGCAGAAGCACCATGTTGAGAGGTTGCCAGAGATTACGCTTCCCAACTCTAAGCGCACGAGAAGGTTTCTCGTTAACGATTCTATTGAGGGCTGGGCAGATGCTTTAGGTGTTTTACTTAGTTCTTATTTTAATAAGCCTGCCGAAGAAAAATTTAAACAATACAAAG